TTCCTGAAGAACTGCTCGATCTCCCTCAAGCATCTGCCAGACCCGAAAGATACCGGGAACCTCTATTCCATCTCCGAGAGGACCGGCCCCAGGCACCTTTCTCCAGTTCCGCGGCTGCAGCAAGCCGCCTAAAAGCAGCACGTCTCGCGGAGGGGACGGAAAACTACCCCGGTTTGTAGTTCTGCTAAGAGAAGTGCGTCCGCACGGAACCCCATGCAATCATCGCCCTGTAATCCGATCTTTCGCACCCCCGACGAATGCGCCCGCACCTTGCGCCTGTCCTCGGAGCGCCGCGGCGTCCCGGTCATGACGGGATTGCGCTGCACGGAACTGGCCGGCCCCGAGCGCGTCAAGCAACTGCTCAAGTCTCCGAATGTGGTCCCCATCCGGCGCCGGAAAGACAACCATGTTGTAGAGTTGCAGGTTCAGGATAGAGCCGACGACTCGAGAGTGCCGGCGCATCAAGGCAATCCGTTGAAGTACACCTTCCTGGAAGAGCTGGAGTCCTCCGCGCCGATTCACACGCTCAAACGTTTACCCGATTTCACGCGGCCCATCTTCCGCGCCGTTTTGGAGTCTTGCGCGGCGTGACCCGGGAGTCGCGTCGAAAAGTCTCCACGCCCGTCGAAAACAGCGGCAAATTGGACGTGTCGGTCGAAGACCTGGCGATCGCGCGCGCCGCGGCCGCCTGGCTCTGCCGCAATACATTAGCCGGCTGGCCTTTCGACGAGCTGCTGGCCATGGCCAACCTGGCGTTGGTGCAAGTTTTGCCGGAATGGCGGCCGGGCACTTGCATCCGGCGCGATACCTGGCTCATGAACATCCTCCGGTACCGCGTGCTGGACAAGGTGCGCGAGACCGAGAGATGCGGGCGGAAGGGACCCCGGCCGCAGTTTTGCCGGATCCTCGATTACTACGAGCCCCAGGAAGACGACGCCACCTTCGTCGAAAAGCGGGCGGCGATCTCCATCGCCACATCGCCCAACCAGGACGCTCTGGTGATGGAACGGGAGTTGCGCGAGGCCGTGGAACGCCTGCCACGCCGCCTCGCGCGCACCGTAAAGATGCGATTTTTCGAAGGGCGCACGCTGAAGGAAGCCGGCAAAGCGTTGGGCGTGAACGAATCGCGCGCCTACCAACTGCAACAGAAAGCTATGGGCCTGCTCCGTGAAGCACTGGCCCCCCAAGCTCAAACAAGCTCTCACAATAGCCTCCAAGCAAGTGGGAGAAAATGCGAAGCCATCCACGGCCCGGTAATGGTACCTAAGCCGGGCCTGGGCTTCGCACTCAAGCAAGCGGCCTGAAGTGCTGAGTCCTAACGCAGGCTGGCCCCGTATCGGCCGCTGCTTACTCTTCGCCCCCAAGCCGCGCACCTGCACGGGCTGCCGCACGATTCAGTGGTGCTTGTTTTACGACCGCCAAGGAACAACCATGAACTATCTGAATTTGATTTCGCTGATTCTGACGCTGGGCGTCGACGATCTTCCGCAAATCGAAGTCTTGATCGCGCGCCTCAAAAACGCTTCCCCCGCGCACATCGCCACAATCAACAAAGTGGTGAATGCCGCGCTGACCACCGCCGCGGTTTGAGCCATGAACGTCATCGACCAGATTTTCGCGCACGTGGGTAAGCAGGAAGGCTGGGATAACCCCGACCCGACCGTGGTCCCGCGCCGTCTCGAGAACCCCGGCGATCTGATCTATGCCGGCCAGTTGGGCGCCACGCCGGTGAGGATCGGCGATCACGTCTTCGCCAAGTTTGCGACGGCCTGGGAGGGCATCGTCGCCGGCTACCGGCAGTTATACGCGGACATTGCGAAAGGCTGGTCCCTGCGCCAGGTCATCATGAGCTGGGCGCCCCCCACCGAGAACAACAGCGCCACTTATCTCGCCAACGTAGCGACCGCTTGCGGGGTGGACGTGGATACGCCGCTGTACACCTACGTCGTCGCCGCTTTCAACGCCGCTCTCAAAGGCTGAACTTGAACCTCATAAACCCCGCCTGGATTCCCGCTGGCGTCACCGTCGTCGGAATCATCGCGAACGCGGTGTGGAGTGCCGTGAATCTCCAGATGCGCGCGGACCTCGCCAAGCAGATCGAGGAGCTGAAGGACTGGATGCGCCGCGAGTACGTGCCGCGGGAGATGTGCCAACTCTGCGACGGCAAAAAGGGCGCCTCCCGATGACTCCCGGGTATCCACCGTCCGACGAAGAGACGGAATCCTGCCTGCGTTTCTGGCGGTGGTTCGGCGGCCAGGAGTGACAGGCATGGCCAAAGCACGCACGGCCAAAACCCGCCGGCAGCCGGCGCCGGCAGCTCTACCGCCCGTGCTGGCGACGCCCGTAGCGCTCGTGTGCCTGGATTGCACCTCGATCCTGGCCAGCGTCGCGGAGATGCTGCGCAAGGGCGGCATGAACCCCGTGCGCGCCGCCGTCGAGCTGGAACAACTGGCGCAAGCCCGTTCCGCCGGCCGCCTCAGCTTCGATTAGCAGCACCCGAAATTTTTCAAACCCCAAAAATGACCACCATCAACAGACTCAAAACCGAGAATGCTTTACTGGCCGCCGAGAAGGACTCGCTCAGCGCTCGCAACGCGCATCTGAGCCAGGAACTCGAGCAAGCCGGCCGCGCGCGCAAAGTGTGCAACGAGTTTTGCCGCAGCCTCGGCCAGCACGCCGAAGAGATGACGGATCGGGCACAGTCCTATGGCGAGGCCAACGACTCGCTGGCCGCGCGTATCGGACAACTGGAACAGGAAAACCAGAGGCTCAACACCATAGTGCAGACCTTCCGCGACCGCTTCATCGCCCACCAGACCGAGATGAAGATGGAAGCCCGCATGTGGGATCTGGACATCCACGAAATCATCGAGCGGTGACCTCCGAAACCGAAACCGAAATTTCGCCTCGGAAGCCGGAACTGCCGCCGCGCGTGCGCGCCTTTCTGCGGGTGTATGGCGCTACCGCCTCCATACCCCTCGCCTGCCGCGCGGCGCGCATCAGCGTGTCCGCGCACTACCGGCGCCTCAAACGGGATCCGGTTTATGCAGAGCGCTTCGCGCTGGCCACCAAGCGGGTAGGTAGCCTGCTCGAAGCAGAAGCCTACCGGCGCGCGCACGATGGCGTCGAGAAACCGGTCTATCAGGGGGGCATGCTGGTGGGAACCGTCCAGGAGTATTCGGACACCCTCATGGCCAAGCTGCTCGACCGCTTTATGCGCGACGAGTACAAGCCGCCCAAGAAAGAGAAGACCGCCAAGAATTCGAGCGAAGTACTCATCCGCCTCATCAACGAAGGCCGCGCCCGTCTCGGCGAGCCGCCCCTGTGATCGAAGCAGACGAAGCCCCGGAAGCGCTCCAGGAACAGATCGCCCGCTTCAAGGACGATCCGCTGGGCTACGTGAAGTTTGTCTACCCGTGGGCACAACCGGGACAACTGGCCAAGTATCACGGCCCGGACGGATGGCAGATCGATTTCCTGCAGGAACTGGGCGAGTCCTGCGCCGCGCTTAAATTCAACGGGTACGATGCGGTCGCGCCGATCCGCGTCGCACGCGCCAGTGGCCACGGCATCGGCAAATCCACCGTGGTGGCGTGGCTGGTCGATTGGATCATGTCCACGCGGCCGCACTGCCAAGGGACGCTCACCGCCAACACCTTCCCGCAGTTGCAATCGAAGACCTGGGCGCAGGTGCAACGCTGGACGCGCCTCGCCATCAACAAGGACTGGTTCAACGTCACCGGCACGCGCATGACGCATGTGGACGCGCCGGAATCGTGGTTTTGCCAAGCGCAGACTTGCCGCGAAGAAAACAGCGAAGCCTTCGCCGGCCAGCACGCCGCGAGTTCCAGCTCCTTCTACATTTTCGACGAGGCCAGCGCCATCCCGGATCGCATCTGGGAAGTGGCCGAAGGCGGCCTGACGGACGGGCAGCCGATGATTTTCGCCTTCGGCAACCCGACCCGCTCCCAAGGAAAGTTTCACAGCGCCTGTTTCGGCGACCAGCGCAACCGCTGGAACCACGGCTCTATCGATTCGCGCTCTTGTTCGATGACGAACAAGGGGCAGATCGCCGAGTGGGTCTCGGACTATGGCGAGGATTCGGATTTTGTCCGCGTGCGCGTGCGGGGTCTGCCGCCGGCAGCCTCCGACCTGCAGTACATCGACAGCACGCGGGTCTATGAGGCGCAGCGGCGCGAGCCGTACCACTTCGACGACGATCCGTTAATCGTGGGCGTGGACGTGGCCCGCGGCGGCAAAGCGAACACCGTATTTAGGTTTCGGCGAGGTCTGGACGCGCGCTCGATTCCGGCCGTGCGCATCCCCGGCGAACAGTGCCGCAACTCCATGCAGGTAGCCTCCAAGCTGCTGGAGATCATGGACACCGAGTTCGACGGCGTGAAGCCCGCGGTGGCCTTCGTGGATTCCGGTTTCGGCGGCCCCATCGTGGACCGCTGCCACCAGCTTGGGTATGACAACGTAATCGAAATCCAGTTCGGCGCCAGCGCGCCGGATGTGCATTTCGCCAACATGCGGAGCTGGATGTGGTCGAAGGTCAGAGACTTTTTACCGCGCGGCTCGATCGACACCGACACCATGCTCGAAACGGACCTTACCGGACCGGGCTATCACTTCGACAGAGGCGACCGCCTGCTGCTGGAGTCCAAAGAAAACATGGCCAAGCGCGGTCTGGATTCGCCCGACGACGGCGACGCCCTGGCGTTGACCTTCGCGCAACCCGTGGCACCGGCGGCCAAACCGGACGACATCCTGGATCGCCTGCGCCAAGGCGGCGGCGGCTTCGGCGGGAGTTGGATGAGCTAGAACGGCGCGAACAAGCGCGGGCACCTGAGTTAGTTCGAGTTTCACAGCCGCCCGGTGGCCTTTCACGCCCCTCCTAGCTTCGATGGCACAGCGTTCTCTTCGAGTATGCCGAAACTGAGCAACGACCACAAGGCGACCCTGCTGGGGCTGCTCGGCGCCGCGATGCAGGCCGCCGGCATCGACTGGTACCTGCTGCTCTGGCGGCGCGATCCGCGGCAGCTCTGCGCGTTGGGCGTGGCCGTAGCGACCGCCCTGCTGGGCTACTACTGCAACCGGCCGGACGGAAAAAGGAAAAACGATCATGAAGAAACACAGTCACTTCGGCAGTATTCCCCTCGGCAAGAGCAAGCACGCCTCCGCGCCGGTCGACCCGGGTAAGGCCTGCGGCCTGCCCATGGGCGCGCCGTCGAACGAAGCGCCCCTGACCCCCATGACTCCCGGCAACCAGGCGGCGCCGCCTATGGTTCCGGACGCGGACGGCGACCAGCAGTGACCTACGAAGCGCGCCCCGTGCGCGTCACGGCCTATCGCGTCGTAGCGGTCCTTTCCCAGGACGGCACCGGCACGCTGCTCAAGCTCGACAACGGCAGCATGGTGATCGCGACACCACAAATGACGGCCCGCATGAAGCCCGCTTCCGGGGATTACTGGGTGGTGCAGGAAGACGGTTACGTCTACCTCAATCCCGCCGCTGTTTTCGAGCGCAAGTATCGTCCATCAACGTGGCCGAGCCCGGCGCGGGACTCCTTCACGGTTCACATGAACATGGGGAACCACTGGAAAGTTGTGGACGCCGAGATCCGCCGCGAGGACATCGAACGCGGTGCGCCCTGGATTTTACGCGCGTACGCGGAGCCCGCGGTGCATGCCCTGGTGCAGTCGTTTGAGGACGTCTGGGCCGAACAACAAGACGTGCGGCATGCCCAACCAACTGCTGGCTAATCCCGCCGTCGTCGATGCGGAGCCGGTCACGATTCTCGACTGGGAGCCCCCGGCCACCTGCCTGCTTTCGGGCGAACCGGCGCACGCCGCGGCCGACGAATGCTACGGCCCGGACGGCGATGTGATCCTCGCCGAAGCCGCGCGCCAGTTCGACGAGCGGCTGGTGCGGGATTTCCTGCTGCTGGCCGGTGACCTATGAGCCATCATTTCAAGGGCCGCCGCGATCCGTTTTCACGCCCCGCGAAGTTCTACCGCAAGCTGCAGAAAGTGGCACTGCTGGCCGGCGAGATCCGCGACCAGGCCATGCTCGACGATCTGCTGGCCGGCGCCGATCCGCTCACGCGGCGCGCGCTGCTGGGAATGCTCGCTCCCAATTTACCGTTTGTTTCGGAGTCCACCCATGGCAACCAAGAAGAAGGGGAATGAACCCTCCATCAATCCGGCCCACAAAGGCCGCCTGCATCAAGCGCTGCACATCAAAGGACTCATCCCGTTGCGCGCGCTGATGAAGGCCGAGAATTCCAGCGATGCGCACATCCGCGAGATGGCGCAGTACGCGGACAATGCCCGGCGCTGGAACCACGCAAAGAAAAAGTGAGTTTGATTCTGCAGGGCGATGCCCTGACCCAACTGCGCACGCTGCCCGATGAATCGGTCGCCTGGGACTGGATCGCCGCATCGCCGCTTAAAGCCCGAACCAAACTACCGCCGCGATGGCGGAAGGAAGCGTTTCGTTGAAGAAAACCGACCCCGACAAAGAGCGCAAAGAGGCTCTGCTCGAAACCGCGCGCAAGCGTTTCGCGGAAGCCGCCGAAGGCTGGCGCGATGTGTTCGACGAGGCCCGCAAGGACCTGGCCTTCCTGGCGGGCGACCAATGGGACCCCAAG